AAGCGGAATCGAGAGGTCCTCTTGTTTTATCTCTAACATCGTCCGTGAACGTCCCCCCGGGAATGATATCTCAGAGTGGATCGTCGATAGAAAAACTCCCCCCGGCCCAAAGTGGGAACACTTCCAAAAAAAGTGGGTGGACGCTAGAATACCGCGGGACTTTGCTATCCTTGAAAAAGAACTCTTCGAGGTCCAACCATCCATCATCATCGCCCTCGGAAATACCCCCCTCTGGGCGCTGACAGGGAATTCAGGCATTCAAAAATGGCGCGGAAGCCGCCTGGAGTGGTCCGCGCCCTGGGGAAAATGCACCATCATCCCCACCCTCCATCCCGCCGCAGCGCTCCGGGAAATGTCTCTCGCGCCGGTGATTTTAATGGACTTAAAGAGAGCCCGGAAAATCCTAGAAGGTAAACAAACCCCGAGAACCTATGACTTCAAAATCAACCCTTCTTTTCGGGAAGCTAAAGACTTCCTGCTCAACCTCTTGTCCCGTGCTGACGCAGCCCCTGAATCCCTCCTCCTCTCCGCCGACCTCGAAACTCGTCTCTACCACATCGCGTGCTTGGGGATTGCCGAGAGTGAAACCCGAGCCTTCTGCATCCCCTTCCTCGAACTCAATAAAACAAACCCCTTCTACTGGCCGGAAGAGGAAGAGACAGAGCTTGTCACGCTTATCCAGCAGCTCCTAAATCATCCAAACATCCTCTGGGTCGGGCAGAACTTTCTCTACGACTGCCAGTATTTCTACCGCTTTTGGGGGACAATCCCTCCCCGCGTGTGGGACACGATGATCGGGCATCATTCGATTTACTCGAATATGCGGAAGGGGCTAGACTTCCTCTCCTCCATGTACGCCAACGATCACGTCTACTGGAAAGACGAAATCAAAGAATGGGACCCCTCTATCGGGGAGAAGCAATATTGGACCTATAACTGCAAAGACGCCTGCATAACTTGGGAAATCTGGAATGAGATTCAGGCGGAACAGGCTTCGCAGGGGGTGACTCAGCATTTTCTTTTCCAGCAATCTCTATTCCATCCCGTCCTTCGGATGATGAATCGGGGAATCCGGATCGATACCTCCCAGCGGATTCTCCTCCGCGCTTCCCTTCAAAAAGCGGCCCGAGAGAGGGAGGAAGCTCTCGAATTCATGGCGGGGCACCCGATAAACCCCCGCTCTCCAGCGCAGCTTAAGAAGTTCTTTTATGAAGATCTCAAACTCCCCGGAATCCGTTCCGCAGTTTCGGATGCTTTCACTTTAAATTCTTCCGCGCTAGAACTAATCGCTACCCGCGTTCCCCCTTTGAGGCGCCTATGTCAAACCATCGCAGAGTTAAGGTCCATTGGAGTTTTCCTATCAACGTTTGTAAACGCCGAACTCGACTCCGACGGTCGTATGCGTTGCAGCTTCTCGATAGCAGGACCGACAACCTTCCGCTTTTCCTCAAGCGAAAACGCTTTCGGGTCTGGGATGAACTTGCAGAACATCCCTACGGCAGAAAAACAAAAAGTCGGTGGGGAAAATTACATTCATTTACCCAATATAAGAAAACTCTTCATCCCCGATCCGGGTTATACCTTCTTCGACACGGACCTCGACCGGGCCGACCTTCAAGTCGTTGTCTGGGAGGCGGGGGATAACGACCTAAAACTCGCCCTCCGTTCCGGTCTGGACATGCACTGTTTGAACGCCTGTGTAATCTTTGACATGAAAGGAATCCCCTATGACGAACTTAGTGAAAGTCATCCTTCTTATCGAGAGCATCGAGCCCGGATCGGAGAATCTGCCCGAGCAAAGGCAAAGATGGGAGTTCACGCCACAAACTATGGAGTGGGCGATTACAAGCTCGCAACCAGTCTGGGAATTACTCAGAGGGAAGCTGGACTTTTTAGGGCCAGATGGTTTGGGGCGCACCCTGGAATTCGAGGATGGCACGTGCGGACTGAGCAAATGGCAACCACAAGAGGATACGTCGAAAACAGATTCGGGGGAAGGCTGAATGTCCTCGGCCGGTTCGATCTTCCGGAAGCTCTCGCTTGGCTTCCACAGAGCACAGTCGCGCGGGTTATTAATACAGCCCTCCTCCGCATCGACGCAGCAGAGCAAAGGGGAGAAACTTCTATACAGCTCCTGCTCCAAGTACACGACTCTCTCGCTGGCCAGTTCCGAACGGAGTTCGCGGACAAAGAAGTGTCCCTTCTGCGGGAACTTGCTAGAGTGGAAGTCCCTTATGAAGACCCACTGATTATTCCGGTTGGGATTAACTGCTCGACGCAAAGTTGGGGGCATTGTAAATGAAACAGCTTCAAGCTCGGACGATAGTAAGCCCCACCCTGCAAAGCCTGAGTAGAGACATAAAAGATCTTGAATACAGAGTAAAAGCGGAGCTAGCCAAACAGCTAGTCCAGGAACTCCTCTCCGATCTAGACTGGTTAGAAGTCTCCGACTCCCCTCAAGGCTATGGGTTAGTCTACACTGCAAGAATCTTCGTGGAGAAAAGATGACCGACCCTTCCCGCCCGGCTTTCAAGCCCTCCCCTCGGGAAATCCACGACTGGCTTACAGAATTCGTCGGGAATACCCAATGGGGAGAAGCCCCGACGTATTTTTACTTCTGGGTCGGAGTAGGGACCATCGCCGCCGCCCTGCGAAGGCAAGTCTGGTTAAATATGGGCACCTTTCAATGGTTCCCGAATCTCTACACCCTCCTCGTCGCGCCGCCGGGAGTTATCCAAAAGTCCTCCACCGCTGACCTCGGGTTGACCCAGCTTCTCAAGAAAATCCCCGGGATAAACTTCGGCCCCTCCACCGTAACTTGGCAGGCCCTTTACGATGCCTTCGCGGATGTAGGGGAGGAAGTCCAAATCTCCCCGACAGAAGTCATCACTCAACACGCCCTCGTCATCAACTCCTCCGAATTTGGGATAACTCTCAACCCAAAAGACACCGAAATGATAGACCAACTCGTCCACATTTGGGACGGGCGGGAGATGAAGAAACGGACGAAGAAGGATGGAGAGCAGTTAATCCCCACCCCCTGCATCAACATGATTGCTTGCACGACGCCATCATGGATCGCGGAGAACATGCCCCGATATTTAATCGGAGGGGGTCTGACCTCCCGGATGATCTTCGTCTATGGGGAGGAAAAGGCGCGGTATATCGCCTATCCTTATAAACACATGCCGCTAGACTACCCCGAGAGGCAAGGCCGCCTCGTCCGCGACCTCGAAAGAATCGCTAATCTCAAAGGCCCCTTCACTCTTACCCCCGAAGCAGTAAAATGGGGAGAGGAGTGGTACGAGCACTTTCATAAAGTCGAAGCAAAGCGCCTCGATCCGACCCTAATTGGCGGCTACATCGCCCGGAAACAGACCCTCGTCCATAAAATCGCCATGATCCTCTCCGCGTCTCAGGGAGACTCTATGATCGTCGATTTAACCCACCTTCAGCGGGCGGTCGGTGCGATTACTGAGCTAGAGAAGTTTATGCCGATGGTCTACTCCAAGATCGGAATGACCGTTGAAGCGAATGCGGGTGAGCAGATTCTGGCCTTTTTAAACCGCTACAACGGCCAAGCCCCCTTCACCCTCCTCTACCAATACATGCATAAAACCTTCCCCCGGGTAGAGGATGCAGAGGATATTCTTCGGGGCCTAATAGAAGCCGGCTATGTCAACATCGACCGCGCCACTCGAACGGTTCACCTTCTGAGGAAACCCTCATGAGCGAAGAGAAGCCAGAGGGAAAACTCTCCGTCGTCAAGCCCTATCAGGTGATGTTTCCGAAGGTCGCATCCGAGGGCTATTGCTGCCTTTACGGCTATCTCACCCTCTGTCGAGCCCGAGGGGAGACAAAGCGCTCCATGTCTAAATGGCTCGGGGTGTCCTTCTGGACGATGAAAAACCACTACAAGTACCTCCGGCAGGGAAAACACACCTGCCAGGGCTACTCAAGTTGTGTTTTACCCGTAGTAGAGGATATCAACCGCTGCGCCTGCCACCTGCGCGATGATGCGGACGGCGGCGAGGGAAGTTGAGGCGTAGATGTACTCGGTGCCTACGGCAATCGGGTAGCCGACAGCGGCCGTCGGATTCGTTCCGTCATCCCTCAGCCGGATGGCCTGCGTAGCAGGCTTAATCACCGCTACGCCAGCCCCAGTCGGGAGCGAGGGAAGCGCAATAGCCGAATCCGCCCCGCCCGCTGCGACCTGGGCGTAACCCAGCGGCCTCAGCGTCCAAAAGTTGGTTGCATCCATTTCTCAAACCCTTCCCATTCTCGATTGAAGCGCGGAGAGAAGGGCATTCCTTCCCCCCATGACTGGTTGAATTGTAGCCCGTTGTGGAGGTTGAGGAGTCCCACCGCTTTTCCCCTGCATCGCGCTTTGCATCGCGGCAAGTTGCGGGTTCCCACCGAAGGGCGCAGGCATCCCAGGAGGAATCCCCTGTCCCGGCATTGGACGAGAAGGGACACCTCCCCCCTTCCCTTGCGGGCTAGCGACCATTCCTTGAGGGAAACCGCCCCCATCTTGCATCGGCATCATGCTCATGTTTCTATCCTATCCTCAAAGCACTTCGTAGGAGAAGGTAAAATAATAGGTCAAAGACGACCCGCTGGTGTCACTCTGCATATCAAGGACCGCGCGATCATTCGCCGCGCTTCCGATAATTGCCCCGCTATGCGACACCCCGCCAGAAGCCCTTGTCGCGACTCCCGAGCAATCTTCCGTAGCGGCAAGATTGCTCGCGATCGGGAGAGAAATTCCGAGAGAGGTCTGGGTAGTGGAAGCTGTTGGAGTTAGAGCTACCTTCCCCGAAACCGTGACGACATTCCCAACCCGCATCCACTGGCATTTAGACGCCGTGCTCGCGCTGATATTCGTCGTATTCGTCAACGTCGGGGTGTAGGTTCCACTCGCGAAATACTGATTCGTCGTTCCCGTAACCGCGCCGCCGTTGTTGTGGATTGCGCTCCCATAAAACCGGCCATCGGAAGTCAACGCGAGCTTAAACGAACCATTCGCGTAGAAGTCAACCCCATGGTTTGTAGAGGCGCCGTAGAAAACTGTCCCTCTTGCACTATCGGAGCCGAAAGAGTTAGTGCGAACTCCATCGGTGATGGACGCCATCGTGGCGTTTCCTATGCCGGTTATCGCCAGCGCTTGCCCACTAGAAGGCGCGGCAATAACGACATTACCATTCACCCCGATATTCAGCGCTGTCGGCGCGTTGTCTATTCCGAAGTAAAATCCCTTCGAGGAGCGAAACTCCATGGAATAGGCAGCGGAGCCGTTTACTAGGTTCCCCCCAACTGAATCGGCTAGGCCGATATAGCCTGTCCCCCCTGTTTGGGTTACTTGGAGGAATCTATACGCCCCGGTAGTGAGGGTAGAGGTAATCGCCGCGCTGGAGGAACTCGCGGTATTGATCGTCGCCGTAGCCCCCGTGCTGGGAGCGGCGAGCGTATGATTTCCCGTCGAATTCACACTCCAGCGCAGCGTCGTGTTTGAAGCCAGCCCGAGAGTATTCGCGGCGGGGAGATACATCCCATTCGCGGGTACCGTCGAATCTGTCACGACGACAGATTTGTAGGAGATAGCCTGCCCATAGACAGAATACTGGCCCGCCGCCGACGCATCCGCCGCGCCGGTGTGCTTGAACGCACCCATCGGCAGATTTGCGGTGGGCGTATTCTCCCCATTCTTCGCCAGCGCAGCGGTGATCCCCGTCGCTACATCGGAGGTTAAGCCATTATACCTCGCCGCGTCAATGGTTGTTCCGTTAACCTCCGGGCTGTACGCGGGAGGGAGGACATACGTCCCTGAGCCATTCCAAGCCATGTTTACTGTCCTTGTCTATTCTGCATCGCGCCGATCAGCGCCGCTGCGGAGGGGGGAAGGGCAGGAGATTGTCTTGGCGCGCCGAAATTGAGCCTAGAGAGAATCTCCATTTCCGCCGGACTCGCCCCGGCTTTCAACGCTTGAAGTTGAACCTCGGCTAGTTTCGCTTCCGGGTTACTCCGAAGAAAGTCTCCGATCTTCTGAGAAATCGACGCCCGGATGCCCCCCGGCGCGACGGGCGTGGACATGCGGAGATATTCTCCCATTCCCGGCGCCTTCTGATTCGCCGCGCGAGCAAGCGTCTCCGCGAGTTCAAGGGGAGCGCGGACTGCCTGCGAATTTGCCCCCGCATTTTGAAGCAGCGCGGAAGTATTACCCTCTACAGGCGAACTCGGGTTTCCAAAAACAGCCCTCTCTGGTGTAGCCGAGCCAGCGGAAAGCCTCTGTTGCGCAATTGCCCGGGCGATATCCTGCGAGGAGACTCCCTGATTCCGAAGAAGTCGAAGGAGGTCTTCCACACCCTGCGGGTTTGTAGAGGAGATTGCAGTATTCAACCGGCCGAAAGAGGTAGGGTCGGACCTGTTTGGATTTGAGTCGGCGAGGCTACCTATCGGGCTCTCTTGCAGGGGACGAGAAACTCTATCATGAAACTGCGCAGTAGCTCTATCCGCGCGAGCGAGTGGGAAATAAGCGTTTCCTAGCAAATCTTCCGCTTGCCGGGCTACTCTCACAGCTTGATCCGTTGGAGTAAAAGCAGCCCCTCCTGCCGTCGGGCGGAATTGCGAATACCTCTTCAACGCAGAAGAGAGCACATCCGGATTCGTGATGAACCTTCCACCCCCCGCAGATTGATCTAGAAACAAGTCCGCTATCTGATTAAAAGCATCCCTCTCCACCGCTGTCTGCGCGGTGTTTGCCATGTTTCGGAGGTGTTGATAGACAGGGGTAATTGCCCGAGTCGGGATAGGCGGAGCCCCGGCAAGTTCTCCCTGCCACGTTCCAGTGCCCATTCGGCGGATATCACCTTCCAGGGCGTTTGCCCCTGCGGAAGCCCGATTTGCAACATCCCCAGGAGAAACCTCTGGCCCGATTCGGTCTAGAGCCATTCGGCTCAAAGCGCCTTGATCGGCTTGGAGATTCTTCACTTCGGAAATTGGCGGGCGGCGAGAAGCCGCGGAAAGGGCTCCCATCCCCCCTGCGCCTAGAAGCGCACCAGCAATCTGCCCATAAGGGCCCAGTTCAGGAGAAACTCCCTCTCCAAGCTGCCTCCCGGTTTCTCCCGTCATCCCGCTGACGATAGAGGGAAGAACCGCTGTCCCCGCTTGCGGTCCGGCTAGAACCGCCCCCGGCAGAGCCTCAAACCCTGCCCGAGAAATAGCCCGGGTCTTGTCAAAAAAATCAGGATTCTGCGGAATAGGTTCCTGCGGAAGAATCTGATCCAACTGCGCTCTCTGGTCGGGTCGGGCCGCTGCCGGAACTCCCCGCGCTCCGGACATATCCAGACCCATATTCCCCAGAAAGTCTAAAAGACTCCCCGCGCCCTTAACGACAGACTTCCCTCTATCCGCGACCTCACTTCCGACGCTCGAAAGAAAGTCCCTAACCGGGCGCATTTCACCGGGCTGCTCTTTCCCCAGAGCAGGCTCAGGAATACTCACATGGGCAATCGTCCCGTCAGGAAGGCGAACAGCTACAATTGGCATTACTGGCCGAGGAGCTTTTTAAGCTCTTCCGGAGTGTAGGGATTCTGCACAGAGCCCTTCGGAGCGGAAGGTACAGCCATAGGGCGGGGATTTGGATTCTGACGAATACCCCCGTAGGCCAAAAAACCTCCAGGCTTCTCTTGAAAGTCCATACCTTCTGGGAGGTTGTAGTTAATAGGCGGAAGCGGGAACATAGCCGCGCCTTGCTCGGCTCCCGGCATGGAAGCCGCGCCTTTCCAAGACTGAACCGCTTGGACTAGCTTATTGTGATTCTGCGCAATCGACAACGCAGCAAGATGTTGAATAGTCTCCGGAGTCCAGTTAACAGAGCCGGAAGAAGCAGCTTCAAGGAAGGGCTTTTCTTTATCAGAGATTGCGCCTTTAAGAATCGTCGAAGCTGCAAGAGTCTGTTTAGCTTGAAGGGCGAGAAGTTCTTGAGTCTTCGTAGCAGCGTCGGGACCAGTTATTCCAAAGCGGGCGCCTATTGAAGCAAGGAACAGCGCTGGCGTTGAACCAGCTCCAGCTAGAATCTGCGGATCACGCGCAAGCTCGATCATTTTCGACGCGTTGAGAATTGATTCCTGTGCATCAGTCGCGTCCTTCTGCCGAGTCTTGAGAACGTCTGGGACTTCCTTGCCCAGCGCCGCCGTGGTCGCAAGTTCCCCAGAGTTATTCACATTCACGTTAGACCGCGAGTCGAGATTCATCGTAGGAATCCCATGCTTGTCGAAGTTTGTGACGGCAGTAATCGGGCCATTTACCCCAGGCTGCTGGCTAACGACAGGGGACAGCGGAGTTGGCGGAGTATAATTCTGTGGTGCTCCCCCTACTACAGCGTTAACAGCCCCTCGGGTATCGCCGCCGGAAGACATATACCCGCCAGCGGCTTTGTTAATTTCATCCCGCCGTTTTTGCATAGCCTGAGCCTGTGTACGGACGTTTGGATCAGCGGAGGATAATCCAGCCTCAAATCCTCCAGTTTGGAGCTGAGCTAGTTGCTGAGCGAGGGTTTTCTGATAATTCCCCATCACCCCCGCTGCGCCTTGTTGGGCTTCCTGCGCCTGTTTCGTCCCGAGATATCCCGTCAACCCTTGAAGAAGGGCTTGAAGCCCGCCCTGCGGGACAGCGCGGGAGTACGGACCCGGCGTGAACTGCGTGGGCTGCTGGGAAAACGCCCGCTGCGCCATAGCCTGAGACAGGGCTTGCCGTTGCAGATATTGCTGAAGTTGCGCCTGAACATCAGGCGGAATCTGAAGCTGCGGCGCTGCCTTGTAAAAGGCAGAATCTTCGTTTTGCGAGATATCAGGCATGTTCAACCCCCGAGGCGGTATCCGCCCCCAATGCCGCTGCCGAAGGAGGGCAGGCTAAAGCCTGAGGAGCCCATCCCGGAGAATAAGGCTCCTAGACCTGGAGCCCCCATCATCAGGCCGCCAAGGCCGAGGAGGTTTCCAAATAGCCCATTCTGGGAAGACACATCCGCGTTGTAGGCAGAAAGGTCACCAAGGTATTTCTGCTGATACGCCCCCATCGCGTCAACGGGAGAGAGATTCGGCGTCGGCGAGTTCACCGGGCCGGTTGGCATTTGGGGATTCTCCCCAAACCGAACTGCATTAAGCTCGGTCAGAGGCTGATTCCTCTGCATCAGCGCGTTCGTCAGAGCCTGCTGGAGGGTCGAATTCCGCTGCTGCTGACTCGCGAGATTCTGGTTGAAGGTCTGATTCCCAACGTTGAATCCCTGGGTCGTCGCAGAATCCCGGGCTGCACCATAGGCGCGGTCTTTTGTATCCAAGAAATTCTGCATGGCCTGGTTATAGGCGGGAGTTCCTGGGACAAAGCCTTGATCCGCGAGACGGCTCTCCATCGCGGATTGATCCTGCTTCATCTGCGGATCGAGGTAGCGGGTTTGTTGGCTGTATACCGCGTCAGCAGCCTGCTGGTTGATCCCGCTCGGGTCAATTTTCCCCGTGTCGAGCCCGTAGGGGGAGAAGTCCATCGGAGAAGAAGTCGCCTGCCCAACCCGCTGCGTCAGCGCGTCCAGCAGGCCCGCTTGTCCGACTTGAGATTTCGTCGTCAGATCGTAAAGCTGCTGCTGCTCCGGGCTGAGCTGCGTATTCAGGGTCCAGTTATTTGAGGTAAACTGATCCCTAGTCGGCATCCCATTGGAGTCGTATGAGGTTGGGATTCCTCCTTCGCCGTATACACCAGAGCCGGAACCTCCCGCGAGGTCGCCCGGCCGAGAGCCAAAGCCATCTAAGCCGTAGCCATCAGAGGAGCCGAAATAGGGGAGGATACTCCCCAGGCTTCCACTTGGGGCGGAAGAAGCTCCCCCTGAAGGATGCGCCGCGTTCCAGCTTGAGAGGGCTTGATTATACCCCGCCTCATCAAACGTCGGGGTTCGACTCCAAGTCTGCGAACCCGTCGGGCCGGACGTATTCGTCCGCATCCCGTTTAGCTGGTAATCAAACGTGCGCCGGTTCTCGGCTCCCTGGAGGGGAATCGTGACCTTCGGGTCCGGACTCTGAGGGGCTTCGGCTGATTTTCCCATTCACAACACTCCAAATCCAGCAATCCTCGGGGAAGAGGGAATAAATGAAAAGGTCCCCACCCCCGATATCTGCGCTACGAAGTGTTGCTTCGCGTTTAGCACCTAGCCGCACGACTAGATTCTGCGACTTAATGTTAGTCGAGGAGATAAAGAAGGTCAATCTTCGCAGGGTTAGCTGCTTGAAAACGTAGTAGAGGCCAGCTTTAAGCAGCGCCCGGGGAAACCGGCCCTTCGACAGGGCAATGTTTACGAAGCAGTTTTGCCCGTTCGAGGTGTGGAACACGAGACCTGCGATTAGGTCTCCCCCTTCGACATATCCCATCGCGGTGAAGGTTCCTGGGGGGCAGAATCCCCCTCCCTGCGCCGCAACCCAGTTTCCCACCGGGACAGGATCGTCGTAGACGAGCATCTTTCTCTCCTAGAAAGAACCCCCGGGAGAGGCTAGAAGGTCCGCGCCGAGATATTGGATTGTCGCGGAGTTCGAGGAAACTTGCAGGTAGAAGGCTTTCCAGACGGAATATCCATCCGGCACAGACCTCCAGGAGCGGTCGATACTTGAAGCTGCACTCCATACAGCGCTTCCCCAAACCGCACTTCCCCACAGCGCGGCGGTCCCGCCCAGGGCTGCAACGATGAAGTTTGTTTGCCCGATGGCTTGAAAGTCCGAAGCAATTCCCAGCGTGTAGGAGAAGTTCCCATTGACCTCAAAGATCGGCCGGATTTCCTCGATCTTCTTATTCCGCGAGAGGCCCATTGTGGAGTAGGCTTGGAGAAGCGTACCCGTGATATTCGCGCCGTAGTCTGAAGCCCCGGTGACTTTCACGACTTTAGAAGTCGTCCCGAAGTAAACCGTCGATCCAATCCGCGCGAAGGAGAACGCTTCCCACCCGGAGAAAATACTCCAACTCCCCGTCTGCGCGTGCATGACGTATTGATATCTCTGCGCCGAACCCGGGACGTTGACGAGGATGATAGGGATATCAGGGAGAGCAATAATCTCCCACCCTTCATTCGCGAAGTAGGCCGTTCCCGCGTCGTTGAATATCTGCCCGATCTTCCTCGAAATCGCCTGCGTTCGGTCGATAGTCGCTACTAAGAGCGCTTTTGAAAGAGGGAATAGCCCGTTTTCGCAGAGGTAAAGGAGGTCACCGCCGTATTTGAAGAAGGGCTTCGCGCCGAGGGGTCGGCCGATGAAGTAGGTTCCTTTGTAGACCCAAGTTGAGGCGGAAGCGGGATCAGAGCCCGTAAAGACTGCCAGTTCTCCTTGGCTCGTGCAAATAACGAGGTGATCGTCGGGTCCAGTTCCTCCGTCGATTGTCCAGGTTCCAAGCGCGACAAGATAGCCTCCTCGACGGAAAACGGAGCCCAGGTTATAGGTTGTCGTTGCCCCCGTCACGGCGTTCGCGGCGAGGTATTCCAGAATCATCGAGTTCTTCTGGATAAGGTAGTAGCGCTGGCGGTAGGTTTCGATGTAGGAATAAGTCGAAGTCGCTGTCGCGCCGAAGGTTGCAATCGCGGACCAAGTTGTTCCGTCGTACTGCTTCGCGGTATCTGTTCCGTTGACGATGGTTAGATAATTCGAGGCGCCCGTCGAGAGAATCGCGCCGATGGTCTTCCCATTGGTCAGGGCGATCGAAGCAGCGGGAATAGCCCCTGCTGCGGTCGCATTGTAGACCCCAGTATCCGTCGTTGCCCAGAGGGTGTCTGTTCCCGCTGGGGAGGAATAAGCGTAGAGCCTATTAATCGTCTTCCCTGACCCGGTGACGTGATCCGCGCAGCCCATACGGAGCTGAATCCGGTCGGGATAGGGGATGAAATTCTCCATCACCACCGCATCGGTGGGCGGCATCGCCATGATGGAGGAAACTGCGTTGAGGCCCCCTATCGGGGCCGGAAGCTGGAGGGAGATATTCCTCCTACTCCGCGCAGACTTGACGGGGAGTCCGAGCAGCATTAATGCGGCCAATCGCCCGCAGGCACCCAGATTCCGGGGGTCATCTTGAACCGTGCATCGTCGAGGTGGACGACAGGCATCGTGTCTTTGTTGAGTTGTTTCGGCAGGAGGTCCATGAACTCGTTGTAGTCCGCCTCCCACGGCTCACCTTTTTGGCGCTTCCACCGATAGTCCAGGCTGCGAGAGACGATGATATCGGGGACGAGGAACAAGTCCGTGTCTGCCGTAATCGTCGCCTTTGCCGTCCCGCCGGAATCCGTCACCGGGTAATTCGACTCGTAGATAACGTACATCGAATGGCCCGCTGGAGGGGTGGGGAAGATGTGGAGGTGGTTTTGGAGAATCTTGTATTGATAAATCGGCCCGGCAGCGGGGAAGGCTTTTAGGTTTCCCCAAGAGGCGTCCGTGACTGGGCCGAAAACTGGCCGCTTCAGCGTCAAGTCCCACATCGTAGCGGGGACGAGAGAGCGGTAATCCGTTCCGAAGACGCTTGTCAGCGCGCCCTGATCCTCAGTTGCTACCGAGGTCCACGTTTTCTCAATCTTCTGCTCTTGCCAGTGGTATTGGGATAACTCCCTCAGCGCTTCCGCGAGGAGATAGCGAATCTGGATGACACCAGTATCCGTAGACCCGATCACCGCGCCCGGAACCGGGAGAGTCTTCTTCCCGCAGAATTCCTGAACGAGGGCAAGAACAGAAGTCGTCATTTACGCGGGCTCCGCAGTTTTCACGCCGGCCTTGATCTTCAGCGCGGAGTTCTCCTTCACGAGTTCCGCGTTTGTGCGGAGGAGGTCGGAAAGTTGCGCTTCTAGCGCGGACAGGCGTTCAACAATCTTCCCCGAAGAACTCGCCTGCTCAAGCCAGTGGATGGCTTTTTGCTTGTAGGAGATTGCGCCAGTTCCGATAGAAGAGACTTCAGAGTCCGCGGCCTGCGCGAGGTCTTCGACGGTCAGGAAGCCGGCTTGGATGATGGCTTTCGACGCGGAAGGAGAAATCACAGGCCAGGTCTTGATCGGAGTTCCATTCAGCGGAACTTCTTCCCCCTTCAGCCACGACTTGAACTTTTCTTCAAAAGCCGTCGCCCAGGTCTCCGGGATTTGCCCCTGCCTAGCGCGCTCTTTCAGCTTGGAAATCCACGAAGCAGCCTCTTCCACGTGGGTGTCTTTCGACCCCGGGCGCGTTACGAGGACGAAGGCAACGTCTTTCGCGACGTAATGCCCTTCCGCGACACTCCTCGCGCGATCTTCCACCGGGCGGTATTCAAACACAACATAAGGCGGCCGGTCTGCAACTTGGTTCATGAATCCTCCGAGGGAAAAGGTGGGGGGAGGCCCAATCGGCGGGCCGTGTAGACGACGGTTCGCCTCTTGAGTTAACCTCCCCCCGGGGTTTAGGTGATCTGACCTTGGACAAACGGGCGCTGGATTTGGAACA